TATGACATGAACCAATCTTCATCGACTAGAACAGCTTTAATTTCTTTGTTTTCGAATTCATCAATTACAGTTACTTTAGATAAGAAGTCTGTGCGTGACATATTGAAAGCAACCGCTAATACATCAACATCAATTTCCGCTTCTGTGTCAGCATCAATAAATAAATGTAAGCCTTCTAATTCAGAACGAGTGTGTACACCAGTATGATTGTATTTACGTGAACCCATACCAAGAGATAATTTTTTCACCATTGCACGAATCTTTTTAACAAATTGTTTCGTAGCGTCAGGAGTAGTTGGGTCTGTAACCTTCACATGATGGAAGTAACCTTTTACATAATAATCATCAATCAGTTTACGCATGTATAAGTATTCATCTAATTCTTGTGAATTATATAAAGCTTCAAAAATACCAGAAATGAAGTTATCTAAATTTTGATAGCTTGTAAATGCCGCTTTTAATTCTTGTTGAGAAATTGTTTGCTCATAGAAATCTTGGCGGTTACGTTGATGGAAGAATACTTTCACATCAGGAATTTCACGTTTGAATAATGTTGTTTCAGCATCTTTAGGATCAAAGCGTTTTGCTTTTGTGATATCTGTATATACCTCTTCAATTGTATAACCCATTGGCATCATGCCTTTTTTAAATTTACCTAATGGATTTTTAAGAGATTTGTGTTTAATTACAACTAGTCCGATTCTATCAATCAATTGATTTAAGAAATCGTTTTTGTGTTGTAATAGTGAGTTAATACCGATACCAACTTCACCGATATTACGGTCATCAGCCGTTGGAACAGCAAGCGCATATGCTCCACCTAATTCAGCACGAATTGCATTTAATAGTTCGGCTGTGTTGCTGATATTTACTTCTGCTGTAGAAAGCGTACTATAAATATCTGACATTTTAATTGTAGCCATTTCTTTTCCTTCTTTCTCTTTTGTATTTTCTTGATGTTATTGTGGGTTATTTACCACTTAACAAATCTGAAAGAGTAACGTTTTTCTTTAACTCTTCCTTTTTCTTTTCTTGGAATCCCTCAAAATCTCTTTCTTGAGCTGATAGTTTATTAAAGTAATTTACATTTGCTTCAATTAAGCTATCATTTTTCTTTTTGAGTTTTTCCATGTTAGACTGAATTTCTGTAGATGTTTTCTCGAATGAAGCTCTATCTTCACGTAAAGATAACACGATTTCGGCTTTACGTGATTCTTCTATTTCTCCACCAAGTAATTCAGTTAACATTTCTTCATGTTCTTCAGGTTTTAAAGTAGTCATTTCTAATCGTCTCCCTTTTTATCAATTTGTGAACGTTTATTTCTTGTTCACTGGAATTATCATAAATCTTTCCTTATTAAAAGTAAATCTACTTAATGTGTTATAGCTACTTAATTTGGTAAGTATTTATCCTAATAAAAATATAAGTTCTAGAAATCTAATTTTTCTCTTATAATAGAAGAAACACGTTTTATCGTTTCATATATTTATCTTTTTTCATTTTTATTAAAATTAACTATTGTATTTTTCATCAATCTCCTGTATTATAAATCTTGTAAGCGAGAGAAGGTATTAAATTTCTCTTACATAAATCTTTTAAAAACTATCTTGACAAATTCATTAAGAAAATGTTAAGATGATAACAAATAAAACAAAAGAAAGAAGGAAAACAAAATGGCAAAATTTATTACTCGTACTATCGTATCTACTGAAATTCAAGTTGCAGAAATGCCAATCGGAGGTTCTGAATTTATTCAATTAGCTCCTATCGTAAAATCTGGTAAAGTGAAAGCTGAAAAAGCTGTAAAAATCGCTCAAAAACAATATGCAGGGAAACAGGTTGTTGTTACTGCTGTAAATACGTTAGAAGAAAAACGCAAAATGGATGAAGAAATGTTCATGGAACTATCTGAAGTTGTAAAAGAAGATGAAATCGTTGAAGAAGCTGATTCTGAAGATGTTTCAGAAAAAGAAGAAGTTATCGCTTAACCGAGTTTCTATTATAATAGAAGAAACTAGTTTTTAACATGAAGTTCTTAAAGATTTTATATCTGTTAAATCTCTTTATTGTTCTAATGGTTTTGACCTTGAACTTAATATTTAAAATCTTCTAAGAGGTGAAACAATGAAAACTTTTAGATTAACATGGTATGATAAAAATGATAAAATTCATATAGTTGTTTTAGAAGGTGAAGAAACATCTATTGATATTCTTGTTAGTCATGTTTATAAAGATATGGTTTCCCTTAAAGAACTGGAAGAGTGAGATGTGAACCAATGAAAAAGAAAGAACTATTCCTTATATGTTTTCTTTGGTGGTTATCTGGTTTGGCTCTTGGTCTTACGATTTTATCTTTTAATCTTTAAAATCTTCTAAGATCTTCGGGGGAAAAGAAAAAGCTCTCTTGGATAAGCCGGAACGGCGTATCCTCGGAGAGCTAAAAGAAAAAGAACAGGTTCAAGGAATTTAAACCTTTAAACATTAAACATCTAAGAACAAACATAAAACATCAAGAACAAACATAAAACATCTAAGAGCTGTAAAGCATAA